GGTGCGGCAATAGCGGCATTAGTATATATACTTAAAAAAGCAGGCGTCACATTCGAGGAGATGGGAGCTGTAGCAGGGGGTGTATTAGGCGGTCTCTATGTAACCGGTTATACCGTTGTTTCATTTTTATGGAATACCTTTGCTTCTTTTGCCGAGTTTTTCGCTAATGTATTTAATGATCCGGTGGCAGCGATAGCGCACCTGTTTCATGACTTATTGGATAACATACTGCAAATCGTAGAAACAGCAGCCAGCGCAATTGATGCTCTTTTAGGGACCGACATGTCGGGTGCCGTCTCGGGATTTCGAAATAAAATTAGTGATTGGGTCGATGAAACCGTTGGCGAAAACAAGATAAAAATTGAACGTATGGAGAGCATTGATGTCGGCGATACCATCTCAAACTGGTCTAAGAAGGGCGGTGAGTTTGGTGCTAAGCTGGATGACTTTAATTTCAACATGGACGGACTTGGGCTTGGCGGCAGTGGTTTTGATACGTCAGGGGTTCCGTCTGTCGGAGATATCGGGAATGTTGGCAAGGTCGGCAGCGTCGGGAAGATCGAAGAAGATGTAAGCCTGGCCGACGAGGACTTAAAGATGATGCGGGACATGTCGGAACGACAATACGTATCCCTGGTGAACCTTACCGTGCCGCAGACCAACGTGGCTGTAAACCAGACGGTTCAGGGCGGCGGTGCATCAGATCTGGATGCCATTGGGGATTACCTGAAGAACCTGTTATTAACCCAGAAGGCAGCTCATGTCAACTAAGGAGGGACCATGAACAATAAATACAAGATCTATCTGGACATTGATGGAGAGACATTATTGCTTCCGATCCCTCCGAAGGAAAATCCGGTTAAATACCCAACCTCGAATAAGAAGTATAACGTACTGGGGATTGGCGATATTGTGGTTCCGCAATCGCCGTCACTCATCACGATTACCGTGGACAGTTATTTCCCGGGTGATTCCTCCGATCCATTACTGTTCGGCCGGAAGTGGCGGCGGCCAGCCAGATATGTGGAACTGCTGGAAGAGGCAAGGGAGACAGGATGTATTATCGATGCCGTAATATGCCGGTATGATGCAACCGGGAAATCCATGTACGATACCAATATAGCAGCGATTATCTCCGGCTTCGAGACCAGGGACAAGGGCGGTGAGGCGGGAGATGTGTACTACAAGCTGGAGCTTACTGAATACCGGGATTACGGCCCTTCAAAGATCGTTCTCCCGGCAACGGAATCAGCCGCAGCGGAAACGACGGAAGCGGCGCCGACCGAGCTGGGGGACAGGGCGGTCACGACCTCGGAACTTTACGTCGGGGTTGCAGTAATCGCCAACGGTGAATACTTTAACGACTCATACGGCGGTAAGCCATCCCGGACAGTGAGCAATCTTAGTACAACGGTGAGCCGTATCATTGATGATCCAAGCCGTCCCTGTCCGATTCTGATCGGCGGAAATCTTGGCTGGATCAAAAAAGAAAGTCTGCAGGTGGTGACATGATGGGCTACAGCCTGACCGTATTCAATGCAGAGACAAACTCCATGAGTGAATACCGGGATTCCGCGCAGAGCGTTACTTACACGACCAATCGAACCGGATCGCCGGGGAAGCTGACATTCGAGTGTGTGGCTGATAGCCTGGGGAATCTGACCGAAGGCGCGCAGGTACAGCTTACGGTTAATGGCCGGCAGATGTTTAAAGGCTACATATTTACGGTCCAGTTTACCCGGTGGGGAGTATTCAGCATCACAGCCTACGACCAGATACGGTATTTGAAGGCAAATGCAAGTTATTCCTTTGTTGGAAAGAGCCTGGGTGAGATCATTCAGCAGATTGCGGCAGATTTCCGATTGGAGGTCGGCACGCTGGACGACACCGGCTATGTAATTCCGACGCTGACCAAGGAGGATAAATCCTGCATGGATATCATAGACTACGGTCTGGCCATAACGCAGAATAATACCGGCCGCACGTTTGTTTTCTATGATGATTTCGGCAGGCTCTCTTTGCAGGAAGCAATCAAGCTTAAAAGCATGGACATTATTGGAGATTCCAGCCTGCTTACCGAATACACCTATAAGTCTGATATAGACTCCGGGACCTATAACCGGGTCAAACTTGCCAGGCCGAACAAGGAAACAGGAAAAGCGGATATCTATCAGTTTGAGGACAGTGCCACCCAGCAAAAGTGGGGGCTTTTGCAATATTACAAGAAGGTGGATGAAAATCTCAACGAAGCCCAGATCGAGCAGCAGGGCAATATGCTTATGGCTTATTACAACCGGGTCTTAAAGACTATCAACGTGGATGCCATGGGCAGTCCTGATGTGCGTGCGGGTTCTGTCGTGTGCTTTCGTATTTCTGATATTCCGGAATTGAAAACGGGATATTTTTTGCTGGCCGACAAGGTAACGCACAAGTTTGAAAACAAGGTGCATACCATGAGCATCGAGGCCAGAATACTGACTATTTAGAGGAGGGGATCGGATGGAACTTTTTGACGCAGTACGGGAATGTGTCCACACCATCGTGAACGGCATGGATCCCACCGGGACAGCTTATGCGACGGTGTTGTCAGCGGCTCCGCTGAAACTGGAAATACAGTCCGGCTCATTGCCGGTTGAAGAGCCGGTGGCCGTGTTAACGGATGCGGTGAAGTACCGGGATGTTGTTGTGGATGGACGGACAATCGTCATTAATCCCGGACTTGTTCCGGGCGATAAGGTGCTGGTGATCAAGGCCAACAGCGGCCAGAACTACATTGTTATCTCGAAAGCTTAGGAGGTGCTGACATGTCGATTTTACCCGCTTCCGCGGCAGCAGCTGATTATGCTGCGCAAATTACAGAATACCCGTCGGACACCTGGATCATTGCTGATAATACAATTATCGGAATGGGTACCGGCAGGGAGGCCATGCACCAGGCGGTGGATGCGGTCCTGAACGTTGAGCGGTTCCGGTATCAGATATATACTCCGAACTTTGGCGCGGAGCTTAACAATTTGATTGGCAAAGAACCGGAATACGTGGAAAGCATGTTGAAAAGGCGGATATCGGATGCACTGCTTGTTGATAAGAGAATCCTGTCAGTACACGATTTTTCCTGTGAGCAGACCGGAATCGGCATTATATCATGCTCTTTTCATGTCCGGACCGTGTTTGGAACCCTGCGAAAGGAGGTCGAATTAAGTGATTGATTATCGTGCACAGACTTATCAGCAGATATTGAAGCGGCAGCTGGACCGTATTCCGGATACCATTGACAAACGGGAAGGATCCGTGATCATGACAGCCCTGGGGCCGGAAAGCTGGTATCTGGAGGGGCTGTATCTGGATCTGGAAAAGCTCCAGAACAATATCTATGCTCCAACGGCCGGCGGAAATTACCTGGATCTGATTGCGGAGCCGCTTGGAATTACCCGAAAGGCGGCGATGCCGGCAGTGCGGAAAGGAAGTTTCAATGTAGATATTTCTATCGGGAAGCGGTTTTCGACCGTAGCGCAGGGATCCGCAGCTGCGCAGACATATACGGTTACGGAATATATTGAAAGGGCCAAAGAGGATTATGTGTATCAACTGACCTGTGATACTCCGGGTGAGCAGGGAAATGGATATGCCGGCCAGCTACTGGCAATTGATTATGTCCAGGGACTCACCAGTGCCTGGCTGGGAGAGATCATCACTCCCGGAACGGATGAGGAAGGTGATGATGCTTTCCGTAAACGCTGCCTGCAGAAAGCGCAGCAGCCATCAACCTCCGGAAATAAGAATGATTACAGGAACTGGGCAACGGAATGTTCCGGTGTCGGGGCAGCGAGAATCATACCGCTTGCGTACGGGCCGGGTACGGTGAAGGTTGTAATTGTAGACAGCAATATGCGGGCAGCGACACGGACTTTGGTGACAGAAGTGTATGACTACATTGAAGGGTTGCGGCCGATCGGTGCCACGTTAACGGTCGAGAGCGCCATAGAAAAATCAATTTTAGTATCAGCAAAGGTCAGACTGCAGAACGGTATAAATCTTACCAATGTGCAGAGCGCGGCCGTTACGATAATAGAAGAGTTCCTGCGGAAGCAGGTATTTGATATCGACTATATCAGTCTTGCGCGGATCGGAAATCTGCTGCTTAATGTGTCCGGAGTTGAGGATTACGGTGAATTGACCTTGAATGGCAGTGCGGAGAATATTACCCTGCTGGATGAAGAGGCGGCAGTCCTTAAAACGGTTCAATTGGAGGTGGTATAGTTGGCAGAGTATTACACCGACATCGCCCGGTATGCTCCGCCCTTCTTCCGCAATATCCGTGAAATGGAACAGCTCTATCGTACCGAGGGCTGCGAACTGGGACTGCTGCAATATTACCTGGATGATCTGGTCAGGCAGGCATTTGTAAGTACCGCCACCTGGGGATTGGTATATTGGGAAGAGCAGTACGGCATTGCAACAAACCTTTCCCTTGCAAATGAGGACCGGAGGGAAATCATATATGCCAGGATGCGCGGCCAGGGGACGACGACAATCGCAATGATCAAACAGACTGCCGAGGCATTCAGCGGCGGAGATGTGGACGTGATTGAGGATAACCCCCATCATTTTTTTGTTGTCCGTTTTGTCGGTATCAAGGGGATCCCACGGAATATGCAGTCATTTGTCAGTATGCTGGAGGATATCAAACCGGCGCATCTGGCCTATCGTTTTGAATACCGGTACACGGTATGGGACAACCTGCGGAATGACACCTGGGCGGGGCTGGGTAAACTGACCTGGAACGAAGCGAGAATAAAGGAGGACTAAGCACAATGAAACTGACAACGAATTATGGATTGAAGAAACCGGAAGGTACCGACGTTGTAAATATTGATGATTTCAATGACAATGCGGATGTACTTGACGCGAAGGTAAAGAATCTGGAAGATGTGGTAACTGAAACAAAAAAATCTGTGAGTGATGGAAAGACATTATTGGCCGCAGCCATCACTGCCAAAAGAGTTGCGGCCGCAGCTACGGACACTTTTGCTCAACTGGCTGCCAAGATCGGTCAGATCATACTGGG